CATTCTCTCCAGTCTACGACCTATATTTCCAGTCTTGTTTACATAACGCCCTGTCTCGGGGTTGAATATTTTGGATCCATTATCTTTGTATAATTTCATTGAATTTATATATAGAAAATAAAATAAATTTTATATAAATTTTAATCAAGATAGTACAAAAAATTCTACATCCTCAAATACGATATTATTCCCATTATTCCTTGTTACCCACTCACAGGTGAAATCAGTCTGCAAGGTTGATAGAGTCTCAAACGTCGTTGTATTGCTAGTATTAAGGTATATGACCTGGTTATTACCCTGCTGATCATCAAAAGCGAACGAACCCTGGTTACGAATTTTTGCTGTTCCGGCTGAACCTGTTTCTAACACTATAAGCTTGTTCTCGAATCTAAACTCAGCGGGCTCTTGTAAGTTAGTCAACGTTATTATTTTTTCTACTAAGATTATAGTTCCTAGCTTAATTTTTAGTCTTAGTTCCCTTCCAGCCGCACTTACCGTTACTTTTCCTCCACACTTAAATACATTTGTTCTACCCACTCGTGTAGAACCCCCAACTCTAAGTAAAGGTGTTCCAATATAATTGTTATATGTAATCAACGATATCTCTCCTTGGGTATCAGTGACGGTTATAGAATCTAAGTTAAAGTAGACCCTTTGTAAAGCAGAACTTAAAACAGATGAAAATCCATTCTCTTGGTTGAATAAGAGATAATTTCTATTATTAACAATCGATGTATATATTCGCCCATCATTTATTAGATCTTGGTCGAACGTCAGCCCGTTAAATGTGTGTAGTTCTGTGTTATATAAAGGAGCATCATCTAAAAGAGCCTTACTCCTATTGAAAATATGATTCAAACTCATTTATATGTTAGAAATATTTTAAAATTAGATTGATAAATTATTTTTATTTATTTTTTGTTTTAAAAAATCTTGGAGTAATATAAAAAGCAAAAATGGAAATTATGTTGGACATCGAAACTTTATCAACTCAATCAAATGCGTCTATCTTAACAATAGGTGCTATAAAATTTAACAGAACTAACTTCAAAATAACATCAAAATTTTACAAAAGAATAAGTCACGAATCAAACGAATACTACAACAGAGATATAGACGAAAATACCATAACTTGGTGGAACACCCAAGACGAAGAAGCTAAGAAAGAGATTTTCGAATATAAAGACCGAGTAAATCTAAACCTCGCTCTACAAGAACTATCTATATTTTGTAGAGGAGCAAGAAAAATATGGGCAAACGGAGTTTGTTTCGATATAACTATATTGGAATCAGCTTATAATGCCTGTGGATTAGAGACCCCTTGGAAGTATTGGAATATTATGGACGTAAGAACAGTATATGAGATTGGGAATCTAAATCTGAATAATTTTAAGAGACAGAACAATATGCTCAACAATCTGCACAACGCTCTGGTTGACTGTGAATGTCAGCTAGCAGCGATGGAGCAGGCGATGGATAATATCTATGATCGCTGTTTTGTTGTGGAATAAAATTGAATTTTCAAATCAAGTTTGAGAATAAAAAATGGAAATGCCTAAGTCAAATAAGAAAGTTATGAATATAGGAACACTCAGAACTATCTCATTCGCATGTGGGAAAGAGGCAGTTCAAGGGTCTGTTCAAAGAATGAAACTTATGAGGAAGTTACATGCAAAGACTTGTGATATATGCTCAAAAACTGAGACCGTAACTTTTAACGCAGGAAATACAAATGGAACGAACGGCATCTCAGGTCTCAATACAGGTTTTACAAATCTAAATAAATATATAAGCGAGGAAGAAAAAATTAGATAATCTTCAACATACCTATCTATGAACATTCCCTAACGACCTTAAAAATTGAATTTTCATTCTATCTCGGAATGAAAAATTGGAGATGTCTAATTCTGTAATAACTACTGAGGATATCATAACTGGCTGGATTGACGAGCCATATATGAACTACCTTATGTTCCAGTGTGACGAGCTAAGATGTGTTATAGAAAAATTAGATAATTTCGATCAAAAAGGGAAGATTATATGCCAGACATATGTAATTGGATTATTCAAAGCTAAACTGAATAACGCCTTATTGAACAGGTATTCAATCGATGAATATTTAGAAGGAATAAACACTATCTGTCAATATTATAACACATATATGGAAACAGATAAAAATGATATCGTAATAAAAAAATCGTGGATGAGCGTAAAGAATAGGATGAAATTTAATAAAATCAAGTTATCGGACAAGTGCTAACATTTCTCTCAACTGATTATAATCGAATTTCCCCTCTCTAAATAATTCATAGATAATTTTTCTCTCCTCAAATCGTAATATATGAACTATCTCTTTATCTTCCTGTATATCTTCATCCTCAGAACGATATGAATGCAGGCTCTCGCACTCGCACTCACTTCTACATTCCTCTGAAATTTCCATTACTTCGTGTTGTTGATTTTCCATTTTCATATATAATTATAGTATTTTTTTAAACCTATAATTTTATTAAATCAAATGTAGGATCTTTTTAATCAAATGTAGGATGATATGTAGGACAATGTAGGATTTAATGTAGGATGAATTTTATAAAGTTAGCCTGAATACAGGTCAAAATATATTTAAATGTAGTTAGTGTAGGATCTTTACAAATCCAGCGACAAATATATAGAAATAAAAATAATAGCGGCAAAAACGGCGGCTATTTTTCAAATCTTCAAATTTTATGTGAGTAACTTGCAAATGTCCTACACCATCCTACACTAACTTATTTTTAGCCTGTATTCAGGTCAAAATAGAAATATACATCCTACATTAGATCCTACACTATCCTACATTTTTTAAAAAGATCCTACACTAATTTAAAAAAATTCTATAATTATTGGAAAATTATAGAATTATAGATTTTTTCTTATACTGGAATTGTAAAGTCAGGAGTATCATTATCTTGTGGATTGTTTTCTTTTATTTTCAAACCTTTGTAAACAATTCCTGAAGATAATCTTTTCTTTTGATATTTCTTCAAAAGCATATTACTAAATTTTTGTTTTGGGATATTAGGGTTTCCGTTTATAATATTCCAGTTAAGGAAGGAGTTCCAAGCAGTGTTTCCAGAGATAGTTTCATTAAAACCTGTTTCACAACAATCCTGAACCCACTGTTGAATAACATCCTGTTCCTCTACGAAGGTATCCATAGCGTCTTTCATAATAGATACTGGAATTAATTGACTTCCGTTATACCATCTGTTAGCTCCTTGCGCGAATAGAGTAAAGAATTCACTTAAACAATCTTCGTTCTCTGTTAGAAAATCACATTTGTTATTATTCTCAGTTGTCTTCTCGAATCGACCATTAAATGGGATAAATTTCAATCTGTCTAGCATTGCTTGGTCGCCAATGTTAAATTTAGGCTTGTCGTTGCAAAGCATAACGAGTTTGCAATTAGGGACGAATTGAATGGGGTCTCTGTTTTTTGGATTACAAGTAATAACATCTCCACCTGTTAGAGACTTAATATTTGATTCATCTAAAACTTCATTTTCTCTAATTTCACTTAATACTGCTAATCGCGCGTATATAAGGACTTCAAGTTCTGGAGTTAGTGAGGAGCGACTATTTGTATTTACTAAAACATTTTTTGAGATACCCGTGAATCCCTGTAGAAGGATATTCTTCATAATTTTGAATAAAGTAGATTTTCCATTACATCCTACTCCCCAGAATATGTAAAAGCCTCTGTCACTTGTTTCTGCTGTTAGGAAGTAACCCATCAGACGTGCTAAGAAATCAGATAGTTCCGTGTCATTACAGGAAATATCATTTATAAATTCTCTTGCGTTAGATAAAGGAGACTCCTGTTTATAATCTACATTTAATTCGTAAGAAAATAGGTCTGTAGAAACGCGTTGTCTTATTTCCAATGTTTTAAGATTTATCAAATTTCCATTTTTAATTGGGATTAGGAATTTTGATTCATTATTGAGTTTAGTAATAAACTTTGGGTCGTTTGTTAGGGATACTAAACTTTCAATAACATTCTTCTTGAAAGGACTGGATTGTATATCTACGAGAGTACGTGTAAAGGATTTTAGCTGTTCCTTTATTGCTGTTTGTTCGATTGAAGAAGCAGTTTTCCATTTTTTTTCCAGATGGTTAGTAATTATTTTTAGGATAGGGACAATTACAGGACTTAATAGATTTCTAATATGAATGCTCTTTGTAGGAACCCAGAGTAACATTTTTGAATCCCAGACATATCCGTTCCCTTTTTCGTCAGTAGTTTTTATATTATCCTTAGCAAAATGTCTATAGAAAATTCGTGCAAACCCGTCGTGAGAATTTCTAAAATCGTCAATATCTTCTTCATCAACTTCTTCTTCTTTATCTTCTCCATCTTCATCAACTTCTTCTTTTCTGTATTCTGATAAGTCAATTACTTGATCCATTTCTTTCTCAACAAGAGTAATATCTATTCCTAAGTCATTTTTAACCCGAAATTCAAGACGTCTTAGAAGATTTTCAAGGTCAATATTACTATCACGCTTTACCATTAGACCGTCAAAAACAAGAGCGCCAACTTCTGCATTCAAATCTAAACATTCTTGATACATAGATTGTAGTATTTTATTTTCATAAATACATAAGATTGAGTTAACACAACTTCCGTTCAAGTTAAAATATTTAGATCCGTGTTTCTTCTTTGTCTTTTTCATAATTTCAGGATTTAGATTGCATATAGCCTGGTGAAGATCTTTGATTTGTAGAAAAAATTTACAAAACCAATCTGGAGCATTTCTCGAATCAAATCTTGTATCTCCGCCATTCATTATTGCCAAGAAAGCTTCTTTAACAACTTCTTTCTCTTGACCGAATGCGGTCATTAGTTCAGAAAGACATTCGTCTCTGTTATTTACATAGTATTCTAAAGAATCACAGGTGATGTCGTTATTTTGACAATACCAAAGGAGAATAATAGGATGACAGTTCTTAATATCAATATCCCAATAATATTCTCCTGAAATTGTGTGTCTAATTGTTTTTGGACATCCTTGTAAGGAAGGCTTCTTTGAATACATTCTCCCTTCGGTTTGTCTCGCTGAGTAAGTGTAGATTATTTCATTTGTTTTCTTCTTGTTCTTATACATTTCAGATAGAATAGTGAGTGTTCCGTTTGAGTTAACCTTATTCTGAGTTCTAATGTCTCTAAAATTTCCTACAGTATCTTTTAATTCCTCCCAGTTATCAATGATGGTTTTCAATTTTTCAGTGTTAAAAATCTCATCTAGTGTAATCGCGTTCGTCATCATATCCATTCTTATTTATTTAGTACAAGATATTATTTTTTTAAATTAAAATAAAATATTTTTATTTAAAAAAATTATAGAATATTTTCAGAAAAAATTAATAGAACAAAGATTTTTAAACTCTTTTTTCAATAACTGACGCGCTTTTACTTTTTCAATATGATTTCTCCTAAACTCTGGATCATTTTGGTATTTTTCTAAAATAGTTTGACCGCATTTTTGCTTATGTTCTTCCCGATGCTTCTCATAATAATTTTGCATGTTTTTTCTTAATTTCTCCGCTTTGTAAATTTTCCTCTCGGATTCTGTTAGTTTCAAAGTCATTGATTTTTATATATATAAAGAAATTAATTTTTTAAATCAAATTAAATAAAAAAGATATTTTCAAGTTTTTTCTTGCTAAAATATAAAAGAAATATGTCTCGATATCATGGCGGGAAACAAAGGATTGGAAAAGAGATCGCTAAAATCATTTCTGAAAAAGCAGAAGAAACAGGTAGAGAAATACAGGGCTACTGCGAGCCATTCGCAGGTATGTTAGGTGTTTATCAGCACATTCCGAAATATTTTGAAAATAGGGATATGAAGTATAAAGCAGGAGATATGAATGAATCTGTTTGTATGATGTGGCAGGCTGCACAAGAAGGTTGGGTTCCACCAAATTCTTGTACAGAAGAGACATATATTAGATTACAAAATCAAGAGGCTTCATCTGCAGAGAAGTGTTATGTTGGGCACCAATTTAGTTTTGGAGGTGGAAATTTCAAAGGATATGTTGGGAAATATAGAGGACAGACAACATTTAAAACCGTGCCACAAAAAATATGTAAAATTGCTAGAGATTTACAGGATGTTGAATTTACTGCTGGAACATATACACAATTCTCAGATTTGGAGAATTACGTCATCTACTGCGACCCTCCTTATGCGAATACAAGATGTAAATATTCCGATAAATTTGACAGCGATTCTTTTTGGAATTGGGTAAAAAAAATGAGTATGACAAATGTTGTATTCGTCAGCGAGTACTCCGCGCCAGAAGATTTTGAATGTATTTTTGAAAATAAAAAGAAACTTCAAACTTCATCGAAGAGGATACCCTCTGGGTTTGAGAAGTTGTTTATGAAGATTTGAAAAGTTGGTTTTAAGATTTGGTTGATTCTAAATAAAAAAAATGGAAAATTTAGAAATCGGATTGGAATTTGTTATAGATTTTTCTTTCTTAAATTATAATTTGAGATATAATGAAAATGAAAACGAGTTTTATGTGAAAAAGGGAGATGAGTGGATTTTGAAGAAATTTTCAAGTAATGGTAAAGGTTATTTAATCTCTAGTTTTCATTTCGAGAAGAATAAAGAGACAAGGATTAGAAAACACAGGTTAGTTTTCTATGTCTATAACCAAAATTTTGACATATTCAAAAGATCGACAACTGACAACATGATCGACCATATAAATGGAGATAAATCTAATAATAGAATTGAAAATTTGCGAATTGTTACCCACCGGCAGAATCATTTTAATAGAACAAAAGCAAAAGGGTATACTTGGAATAAACACACAAAAAAGTGGTTTGCCCAAATTCAAGTGAACGGAAGAAATAAATATCTCGGTCTTTTCGAAAATGAAGAAGATGCTAGAGAAGCCTATTTGAATGCTAAAGAGATTTACCATATATTTACATAAATACCACACCATTTTGATAACTGTTCCTTAAAATATTTAATTTATTTTTACGAATTACTTCTGCTTCAAGTTCGTTCTTTTTCAATACTTCGGGAGAGATATTGTAAATCTGATGCCCACGTGAGGGGTACGATCCTCTGTTATTTAGTGGAGGCGGTGCTGTGTCTGATACCAGATTCAGATCTGTTTCGTTGATTAATCGTTTTGGAAGACCCGAGATCATTGTATGATTTGGTGCTTTGGATGCTGCGACGAGTTTAGAAGCTGCCGAATAGGAACTTGGAAATCCCTTCTTGCGAAGTTCATTGAGATGAGTTATTGTATTCATATTTTATTATATACAAATAATAAAAAATTTTCTATAATAAAATATGATAGTATTAAAAACAAAGAAGAAGTTAAAGAGAGGTTCTGAGACTATATATCCAATAGCGCAAGTAGTTGGAGGTAAAGACAATGGTAAGTACCTCTATTTTGATGACGTAAAAATATCAATAGATGATTTGAAAGAGACGTTTGTAAAATCTCTGGATCTCTCAAAGGAGGAGAAAAAAATACTTGATGAATCGATTAAACAAGGTTTGGAACCGGCTGATGAAGAACTTGTGGATAAATTCTATAAAATTATAGAAAAAATTGAAGAGCAAAAAAAGAAAGGATTCGTGCTTAGATCCGGTGGCAAGCTACAGCCTTTGCCGAATTTTAATAGGGTTGAAAAAGTTTATATATCCGGAATTTCTGGAAGTGGTAAATCTACATTTGCTTCCAATTTTATTAAAGAGTATCTTAAAATAAAGAAGAAAAATGAATTCTTTGTAATTTCAAATGTTCAGGAAGATGACGTGCTTGATAAATTGAAACCAATTCGTATAGACCTTGAAGACGAGGATGGGCTCGCAGAAACAAGAGCAGATGATTTTTATCAGAGTATCGTTCTTTTCGATGATACAGACACGATCTCGAATACACTTGTCAGAAGATTCGTCCAAAATCTTCGGGATACTCTGCTGGAAGAGGGAAGACATTATAACGCGACAACAGTAGCTGTTAGTCACGTGTTACAGAATTTTCACGCAAGCCGTCGACTACTCAATGAAGCCACGAGTGTAGTATTCTTTCCAAAATTTGGTAGTGACGCTCATAACTATAGGTTTTTAAAAAATTATTGCATGTATGATGAGAATACAATAAGACGTCTTTTGAATTTGAATAGTCGTTGGGTAGCTCTTTACCGTACATCTCCAAATTTCGTTTTGTACGAGAAGGGTGTATTTTTGCTTTGATACCTACCTATCTATGAACCTTCTCTAAAAGACCTAATCAACCTATGGAACAGGCTGCTAATATTGGAATATAGATTTTATAACTATTCACAGTTATAAAAAACAGCAAGTTAAAAATAAGATAATTTTAGAAAATAGAAATCCAACGTGCAGCACTACGTATTTTATAATATGTAATGGAGTAAAAATTGGAGATATCCGTTTTCTGTTATTTCTAAAAAACTCAATGAATTTTTTGTTGAGTAAAAGCTTCATTTCTATTTAACAACATTTTTCAATTTATCTTTTCGTTTCTTACAAACATAAGTTTGGCTGTGAAATATTCGTTTGGTAAAAGTCGATGCTGATAATATTCACCTGTCTGATAGAGAATATAAATTTTGATATCAACCTTCCGCAAACTTTCGTTTGAGACAAGATTAGTATATCTGTAAACATTTGCAAAATATTGATAATATGACCCGTTTAAGCCTTGTTCTGAGACAGGAACAAAATCAGTTAAAATTCTCTGAGTTTCATTGAGTTGGGATGCTATATTTTCTGGAGAAATTGGTATGGAATCGGTTAGTATTACAATATCTGAGAATTTGTTTAAGGTGGATGTCGTATCTGCTTCGGAATAAATCTTATAGAAGTCTTTTGAATTCAGAGTAATTTTATTATTTATTTTATTATCAAATATACTCAGTTGTATAAAATCATTGTGCAAAATTAAATTCCCATCTGCTACAGGAAATTCTTGGAATCCGAAATTGAAAAGTGTTGGAGATAAAGAAAGGGAGATATTATTCAAATTTCCATCAAGATACTCTACTGGAGCGACAAGATACATTTTAGTAGCAGCATTCGTATCATACACAAAGAACGGCGCATCGTAGGTAATAGTATTATCTAAAATTACTAAGGCAGCGTGTGCTTGCTCTAAAGCCTTATTTAGTATTTCAATATAGTGGTTGACGTAGTATATACCTCGTTCAATATATGTTTCATATTTCTGAGTATATGTTAAATTTTGGACGACTGAATTAAGTCCGTTGGTTAATTTAACTTGAAACAAAGACGGATCAGAGGGATAGATAAACAGCGGGAAATTAGCGGGTAATTGAAAGCGAATTACACTTAACTTATAATCATTACACTTATCTAAGATGGTATCTACTCTTGTAGATGAATAGGCTGTTGGAATAACAACATTAGAGCCTATTGGATTAGATACACGGAGATTATAATATATATACTGTTCTGAATTAGATTCTTCTTTTATTTTGGAAAACGTGGACGTCATTTCTTTATTATAGAATCTATTTTAATTTTTTTAGAGATAATTATGAAAATCTACAGTTAACACACTGACCCAAAAATCTGGATCGTAATGACTGTTCTTGTTAATGAATGTATTGTATTCTGTGTCATCCAAGTTAATATAATTTAAACGAGTTACGCAGTGTCTGCCACAGGTATTAATGTGGTCTTTGAATTCTTGGTACTGCGTTTGATTTACAATCAGATCGTAGTTGCTATTTTCTATGAGATGAGATAAGTGTGCGACAATATTTCCGCCCATATGACGTACTTGGAAATCGGCTAATTTCACTTCTTCATCGATATCGTAACCGTATGGATCGAAGAAATAAAGAGAACCCTCCTTATAACGGTTGGTTAATAGACAGAAATGGCCTTTGTTTTCCTCCTTCTGATATAGGATAATAACAGAACCTTCAACATCTAAGATTTCGTCTATACTTGAGATAAACATAAGGTCTGCATAACGTATCACCTTACATTTGTAATCAGTTAATTCAACCACGTCTTCGCCTGAAAGATAAATATCCTCTGCATCTTTTACTATGTCTTCTAGTTTCATTTTATTATTAGAACTATAATAAAATTTAATTATAAGTTAAAGACATTTTTAAAAAAAAAATATTTTTTTCTTGCTTTTTAATAAATATAAAAATGTCAAATCAAACATGCAGATTATGTAAAAAAGAAAAGGAAGAGCAGCAATTTCAGAAGAATGGACGTACGCTAAAATCGTGCGAAGATTGTAGGCTCGTTGTTCGGGAGGCTAAGTTTCTTAAGAAGCAGAAAAAGAGCGATGATTCTGGATCAAGTTCGGATGATAATACTACTGAGGCTCATACTTTAGAGACTGTAGAGGAAGTGGGAGTGGAAGAGACTAAGGAAGATGTCCAAGAACCTGTTCAAGAACCTGTCCAAGAATCCGTTCCAGATGTTCCAGATGTTCCAGATGTAGAGGAAGTAGAAGAAGAAGTTTTTGTGAAGGTGAATAAGCCTACTAAAACAGTGCTAAGGAAGACAAAGGCTGTCGTTGTAAAGGAGAAAAATCTTCCAACAACGAAGCGAGTTAGAAAGCCGCGTACCAAGAAAGAGTAACTAATTTTTAATTTTTATATTACTTCCAGATTAAGAAAAAATAAAATAAAAAAATAAAATAATTATTATAAGAAAATATTAAAAATGAGTCTATCACCAGTCGTAGTAATGGATCCCCGAATTCACGTTGTCGGAGATACAGAACAATCACATATTATACATAAGGGAGCCCAACGTACTACCCACTACGTCCAGACGGCTGATTCCTACCAGACCGGAGTAGCCCCCACACAATCTTCTTGGTCGATCAGTCCTCCTTCTAACCAAACCATTGTCGATCGTTATATTCGTGTGCGTCATTATCTTGAATTTGAATCAACAAACAGTAATATCGATCTCGGTATCAATTCCGGCTTTCGCCAATTTCCTGTAAGTTCTATCACTGATGTTGCCACGCTTTCGATCAACGGAGAGCAAGTCTCTGAAAATGTTCAATCTAAACTTCACGGTATGCTAACATATGGTAACACCCCCGAGCAACGACGCAAGAGTTGGTCGACTGCTCCTTCTCAACCCGATTCTTATCAAGATTTTGGAGATTACCTAACATATGGTAGCGCCCGTAATCCTCTCGCAGATTATGGTGAGAATTCTACTGAGCCTTCTCGTGGTGGTTTTGATGTCGAAATTGTTACCGCAGGAAAGAAAGTAAGGGCTATTATTACTGAGCCAGTATGGGTCTCTCCTCTATACAACGGTCTTGGAGCTCAAACAGAGGGTCTTGTCAATGTAAATCAACTAAATCTTACTCTTAGATATTCTACTAATTCTGCACGTGTTTTCTGCCATCACGATACAGGAGCAATTCCTCTTGGAGCTTCAACTGCTAATTTCTACCAAGCCCCTGAACTTCTTGTTACTTATCTAACTCCCGATATGACCCAACCTCTTCCATCCCTACAAGTGCTTCCTTACCAGAGCTGTAATGAATATGTTCGTGAGCTCGCTTCTATCAGTGCGGGTGCGACTGCTAATGTATTTTCGGATACTATTAGGTTATCTCAAGTTCCTCGTTTCGTTTACCTATTCGCTCGTAGAAATGAGGCTACTTCTACTTTCGAGACTTCCGATAGTTTCTTAGGTATTGATAATGTTTCTATTCAGTGGAATAACGAGGCTGGTCTTCTTTCTGGAGCAACTAAGCAAGATCTGTTTGAGATGAGTTCTCGTAATGGATGTAATCTTTCTTATCCTGCTTGGACGAAGTATCGTGGCTCGGTTCTTGCTTTAGAACTCGGTAAAGATATTGGGCTGCCCGATGGCCTCGCTCCAGGTGTAAACGGACAATTCACGATTCAGGCTCAGATGACATTCCGTAATTTAGATGCTGCTGCTTACACTGGTACGTTCTATATGGTTTGTGTCAATGAAGGGGTGTTTAGTGTTGCTCCTAATGTGGGTCGCGCGTCTCTTGGAGGAGTGAGCCCGGAGAAGGTTATGAGGGCTTCTGAGAATATGGAAAAGAGCGATCATACTGACCTTGAAGGAGGATCATTTTGGCATTCAGCAAAGAGCATTGTCAAGAAAGGTCATAAACTAGTCAAAAAACACAGTGGAGCCCTTAAAGCAGTCGGGGAACTCGCTGGTGTAGCAGTAGCTCCAGAACTTGTGGCTGGATACGAAGTCGCGAAAGGACTAAGCGGAGGCTCTGCTGTCGGTGGCCGTTTAGTTGGAGGCCGAGGTGGAAGACGTATGAGACGCTAAATTCTAAAAACTAAAAATTAAAATATATCTATCTAAAAAATTCTAAATAAAATTTTATTATAAATGTCTATAATAAAATACTATGGCACAACTAACAAGAGATGAACTATTAAGTAGAAAGAGAGAACAGAGGATGTATAACCTCCAGTTATATCAACAATCATTGGATGAACAAAGATTAAGAGAGGCTCAGGAAGCCGAGCAAAAGAAAATGCAAAATAGATTTTATAAAAAGGCTTTTGATAAGAGGCAGCTTAATCACTCT